TTTTCAACCACACGGCCAGGTTCCGTTTTGCCATCTTCAAAATAAATTTCACGCTGTAATGCCTGATTAACAGCCTTGATCATAATCTGACCAATAATTGTTTCGCCAATTTCCGATTTAAAAAACTTCTCTAATTCTTTTTGAATGTTCGCCATTTTATATATCCGGGTACTGTAATGTTCCGAGAGCTGCCTGGGGCCTGACATCGGCGGTTGATTGTGCTCCTGTAGCTCCAGTTCCACTTGCGGTGGCATCAAGAGTGCCATACATATCACTTGACAATATATTGCCCGATGATCCTAATGCCGCAATATGATAGCCACTTGACCAACTCGCTACGGGTGGCAAATTAGTTGCCACACCAGACACATTATAATACTGAGCAGTCGTAGAACTACCCCTATCATTATAAACCTGATGATTATGTGAATGACTATGACTCGGCCCAGTATGTGTATGCGCTTTTAAGTTCGACCATGACTCACCAGCAACCGTTCCACCATTGGCGTTATAGAGACCACCCGCCCCTTTTAATGCCAAAACTCTATCGGTAACAGTTGCATCAATGATCCACCCATCCATTGTAGTATTTCGATATACCCAAAACTTTTGGCTTGCATCTCCGCACAATACTGCGAGCCAGGCATTGTTTTCATCGTGCCGTACCTTCAATAAACCATCAGTGCCACCCGCCGTCGATATATCAAACCATAGCAACCCAGCCTCAGTATTACCAGGTGCAGCCGCGCCCGAGTTACATGATCGCAGTGTAGCAAAATTAGCCTCGATGTTCGCCATGTCTGTTACCGCGACATGATCTGATTGATAACAGTTCGCTGTATAAGTTTGACTCATTGGATTACCTCATTTAAAATTTCATCGATTACACTTTGGGCAAGATTGCGTATCATTTCTTTTTTTTGTTCTATTGCTATTAACCTCTCGAATTTTGGTTTAATTTTATTTTTTAATTCAGCGGCAGTTCTGCACTGAAAAGTTTTCCCTGAAATTACCAAGTCACCATTATCTCGAGTAGCATTTATTGTTACTGTATAAACGCCATCTGGCTCTTCTGTCACTTGCTGAAGTTGTATTGTAATTGCCATTATTGTGGTCCCTCATATGCGAGCATATTTAATTCTTTTAAGTATAAATTGGCATCTAACGATGGATCTGTAATATATACAACTACTGCAATATATCGCGCTTCAACTTCAGCGCATAATAATTCAAAAAAAGAAATCGTAGACCATGCATCACCCGGATCATCTCTATAATATAATGTCCCCTTTAACTGACTTGCTGTTGTAGGAGAAAATATCTCTGACCAGGATTGCGTCAGCCCAATAGTCGCCCATGTGTTTGCAGCATACACCCCCGCCCAAGTAGTTGCAGAACTAACAAAACCAACCCTAAAATCACCCCACAGTCTAACTTTTGTAACTGCATTAAGATCATGTGTTGGTGATTGAAAGTTACCAGTAAGTACACCAGCGGTATGTGAACACTTTACTGAATCTTCTCCATCATAAGTCACCTGTTGGGTATTAACCAAAGTTCCTGAAGAAAAATCCCATGCCCATGATCCATAAGTGGCAAGTTCACTATATCCAGGAGGCACAAAAACCACCACAGTAGCCGATACCGGAACCCCAGAATACTTTCCAGCATTTGTTTTCGCTGCTGCCCAAAAAGTATGGGTTCCAGGGCGAACACCATTTAACCGAAGAGATATATTTTTATTAAAAGAAATAAAAATACCGCTCGCCCAACTTAAACCGAATCTAATCTCATAACCTTCAATATCAGGATCAGTCAACGGTGTACCATAAATAGTTACTGAATCACCATTGGCTATGGCAATAATTGCTGAAAGACTGGATGGTGCAGATGTTGCCCCAACAATCAAATCCGATACAGTTGTGCATGAATCAAAATCCTCTTTTAATCCAAAAATCGAAACTGATCTAATTTTAAGATAATATCTTATCCCTTCTTCGACCGGATCAACTTGATAATTGGTATCACAGCGACTCATATACCGCCATTCACCATCGCCTATTTTTAACCAAATTTCAGCATAATCCCACCACGGATAATCCGTTGCCGCAGGAGCATCGAAATCTATATTCCATCTTGTAAATGATCGATTGCGATAATAATATACTTCCTCCCACCGGCTAACATTAATAACTGCCCAAGGAATATCAAGTGGGCCAGGCAAACTTGTGTCATTCCAATCATGAGCAGTTAGATTATAAGTATCGTCGTATAGGGTTGATGACTCCTCCACAAGTGTCAATGAAACGGTGTGATCGCCGTTTATAGGGCAGCTTAATACGCGAAGCGTCTTATCGGTCCACCCCGGCATCGAATGATCGAAATACACTAAATCAAGCGGCTCTAACGCCATACATCGACTTGTCCCGGTGAATGAAACTTGTTTATTTAATCGTAAACGCTCAAGCCAATAATTTGACATTTTTTGAACCAACGCTGGTTCACTTAATCCCAAAACACTGATCGCCGTTTCTCTGAGATCACCCTCTGCCGCAATTGCTGTTGCAGACGAGGTGATGATATCATCGGCTTTATATTTCTTTTCAATACTAAGATGGGTCGCCCTAATCGCATTGGGTCTCACTCCGGTATCAGGTTGAGAAATCTCTAATGATGAAAACGTTTCATCCGACCTGATAACATCTGACTCGCCCAAGCTCATTACAATAGATTCATAATTCATATCCAAAAATCTAATTTTCAATAGATTTGCCGACTGAATTATATCACCCCTGAAATTGGCAAATATTAATTCCAGATTATCCGATACCGCTTGATTGTCTCCAATGGGCATGTTACAGGTCCAGCCCTTGGCAGTACAATAATCAATGGTAGTTGATAATGTTGCAACATCCATACGGGAAGAGCTAATTCCTATGCCGCCCCGTTGGGATGACCGAGTTATAAAATCATAAGCACACAGAGCAGGATTATTTGTATATTCTGTAACGGTAGTAACTGGATTATAAATCTTAGCGCCTTGAATAACAGCAGTCACTTCCGGTTCGGAATTAAATTTATCAGGATCATATTTTAATCGAACCATCAAATAAGAAGTATACCTTAAAGTTTGGTCCCATTTTGATGTAGCGGTTTCCAGGGTTGTGCAAATAGTTTGATCAGAAGCACCATTAAAAAATTCTATATAAGCGGAATCACCATATTCAGTCCATAACTTATCGTCCAAATAAACCAACGGAGGATTATCGCTTGGAAGCTGTGTTCCTGTTGTCGAATAAACGGTATCGTCTTCACGAGCAATGCCGTTTATTGGGCCTTCTCCCAATTCACATATCATATAAAGATACGGATTGGTAACGTGCATGAAAGTCTTATTAACACCCATCCTGAATTGACCATAAAGGACTGACAACGGTTCTCGACTGGATCTTGTATTCAACTGGTAAGCTGTTTTTGCTGGTTTTATCTTACCAGTTTTTGCTGTAATATCAGCAATAATTTTACCAGCTAAAAAAAGTCCAAATTGTATAGCTACTGCCGCACCCACCTGTGGCATTAGTTAACCCTCCGGGCCATAATCGGACGATTCCACTTATCAAGATTAAACAATTGCACTCCTCGCCGGATAAACGAAGCCACTGCCATACCATTGCCAACATAAACAGCAGGGAACATACCCCATTTGTGCTTTTGAAATACCACTAATAAATCACCCATCGACGGATACTTTGTACTTACTGGTTTTCCTATTTTACGAAAAGCCCTTAACATCGTAATCTGTGCTTTTTTAATATCATCAATAACAAGATCGTTATAATTCAATACATTGATACCATCAACTTCGTCAGGCAAAGGTTTATCGATATCTCGCATAAAATCAACCACAAGTTCAATGCAGCCGTAATCCTTAAAAGGTTTACCGATATATTTTGATGTAACCAATGATAAATTCATGATGGTGTACCGTATCCCTTCACACCCCACCAAAGTTTTTGATCTTCAACTGCGGCGATATATTTGCGGCCACCAAAATTATCGTAATTACTCAACAAGTCACAACGCTCTGGGCTCTGATCACACCATGTTTCCGCGCCAGCATAGGCACATTCAGTCCCAGTAAAACTCCACGGACATGAAGGGGTCGGCAGCCTTAATGCTTTTTTACGCCATAGCATAAATTCTGTCGATAAAGTAAAAGTTGCCACCCGTTCATTAAGAGTATATCCAGTAATATATCCATTAAAAAAAACAGGAGGAGTTCCAATCAAACTATAATATTCTCCACCACCCTCAAACGTAACTTCGCCGCTCTCAAATACTACATCTCCATCTTCAAATGCAACCCCACCGGTAGCAGTTTCCCCACCGGCTACAACAGGATATTCTTTTGAGTACATAATGTATCGAATAATAACCGGGTCCATCGCCACGTCTTCCGCCAATACAATAGCGGACATCCATAAAGCTGCATTACCAAACTCAATGCCTACTTTATCAACCGAGAATCCAGCTCCTTGACGAACGTTGGAAACCTTCAATCCTTGATCACTTTGATAAACGTTACCGGCATAAACAAGATCAACATCACAATCAGTGAAGTAATAAGTGGTATCCATCTGCATTTCTACCAGCCAGAA